ATACTTTTAGTCAAGGTAAAATGAATAAAGACCTTGACGAAAGATTAATTCAGAATGGTTCGTATAGAGACGCTCTTAATGTGGACGTTACGTCATCTGAAGAATCTAACGCTGGTACTGTTCAAAATATATTAGGCAACACTAGTATAGAGGGGCTTATAGGAGGTCTTAACGGATACACTTGCGTAGGTAGTGTTCCAGACGAAACTACTAACAAGTTGTACTGGTTAGTATCAGGAATAGATAAAGACGCTATCGTAGAATACGATGCTTCTTCCTCTATATCTAGATTTATTGCTGTAGATATATCTAAGTCTAATAACGAGTTTGAAGCATTCTTAAATTTTTCAGGAAGTTATATTAGTGGTATAAATATAATCGACGAGTTTTTGTTTTGGACTGACGGCGAAAACGAGCCAAAAAGAATTAATGTTAGAAACTCAAGCCAACAAGATCCTTTATTAAATATAAACGAACAAGACCACGCTAGACTATTCGTTGACGAAAATAATATTGGACCGCTGCAGACTGAGCACGTTACTGTAGTTAAAAGAAAACCTAGCACAGCTCCTTTTATAGAACTTAAAAACCTAGAGTACTCAAGTCAAGAGCCTATATTTGAAAAAATACTACCAAGATTTTGTTTTAGATATAAATATAAAGACGGTGAGTATTCTGCATTTGGACCTTTTACAGAAGTAGCGTTTAATCCTGAATATCAAGGTGATATAAGCGTAAACAACGCTTATTTTACAGATGAGCCTTATAATAAAGCTATGTCAAACTTTATTAGCTCGGTGTGTATATATGATTTTGTACCTTGTGATATACCAGAAGACGTGGTTCAAGTTGATATTTTATATAAGCAAGAAAATTCTAACGTAGTATACTCTATAGCGAATATAAAGAAAGACAGTGAAGAGTGGAGCGAATTAGGTTCTTCTCAACTATACGAAAGCGAAAACACACAGTCTACTAGCCAAGGAAAGTATATAATTACTAGCGAAAGTATTCACGCCGCTTTACCATCAAATCAACTTTTAAGACCTTGGGATAATGTTCCTAAAAAAGCTTTATCTCAAGAAATAATAGGTAATAGAGTTGTTTACGGTAACTATAGCCAAGGTTATGATTTAGAAACTAAACCTAAACTATTATCTGATTTTGAATATAGGGGTTTACAAAACTTTACCCAAGGAGGTTTAAGAACACTTAAATCTCAAAGAGACTATCAAGTAGGTGTTGTAGTGGGTGACGAGTACGGTAGAGAAACACCTGTGTTTACGTCAACAGAAGGTAGTGTTAGAATACAATGGTCAGATCCAGAGCTAGGTAAGAACGCTAGTAACTCATTAATGTTTAAGAGTAGTCTTCAAGACTATCTGCCAGAGTGGGCTAGCTACTACAAGTTCTATGTTAAAGAAACTTCATCTGAGTATTACAATCTAATTATGGATAAGGCGTATATACCGCCTAAGCACGTTGATTACAAGAATACTGACGATCACGTTTGGATTTCTTTTCCGTCTTCTGATAGAAATAAACTTATGGAAGATGATTTTATTATAGCTAAAAAAGCCTATAATAATAGTGATCCCACGCAAGTTGCTTATGAGAACAAGTTCCAAGTACTGGATATTAAAAACGAAGCGCCTGATGCTGTTAGATACGTATTTACTAATTTAGGTATTGTAACTAACCCAGCTGCTGGAACTAGTGGCGATGTTGAAATTCCTTTTGATCCTGAACAAAGTACTCCATTATTCACTGAACAAGATAAATCTATAAACGCAGAGACGGATGTAGTATATCTTCAAAAGACGCGTTGGTTTCAAATTGGTGGAGCACCGCTAGTGGCAGAAGAAAGTGCTGACGTGATAAACCCAGAAACGAATGTGCTGCTAACGTTTGCCGATACATTGGTTAAGGATGTTTATTTGTCTTGGGAGCTACCGGACGATACTGGAGACACCTCAACTATCTCTACAAGATATAAAGTGTCTAGCGTTAGAATAAGTAATGGTAACGTGTATATATTGAAGTTATCAGAAAAAATTAGCGCTGACGATAAAGCATTAGCTGATAACTGGCCTACTGGTTTAAAGTTTAAGATAGAACGTAGAGACAGAAGAAACCCAGAAGATTTTAGTGGAAAGTTTTTTGTTAAAATTAAATCAGACGATTCTTTTACATCTGTGCAAAGCTCTGGTATAATAACCTTAGAAAGCGCGCAGTCTTTTTGGCTTTATGACACACACAATGCAGATGGTGATTCGGAGTTCGATGGAATTGTAAATTCTAATACGTCTACGGTAACACCTCCTAGCAATGATACGCAGGTAGAGCTAGCAAGTAATTACAGTGCTACAGATGATACTGACGACAACGTAACTGGGCTTAATACACCATCAGAGTGGCAGTCTCTACTAACTTCTTTTCAAAACTTAGACACACCTCCAGAAACTATAGGTACTACTGGCGGAGTGTTTTTTATAGACAATCTGCGATTTGTCGCATCAAACCCTTCGGGTAGTAATTTCGCTAAAGAGTCTGGGGAAGGATGGTTTGGCGCTACAACTATATACGATAAGTTTAATTGGGGAGGCGTGCAGACGCCAGCAGCTGAAGATATTTTTGACACAGCCAACGTAGTTTACGGTTGGGGTGTAAGTCAAGACTCTTTAACTAATGCTAGTGGCCAAGGCGACTTTGCTAATTTCACAACAAGTTTTGGCGGGCATGGTCTTGGACCTAGAATACAATCAACTAGTTTAGCGAATAGCAACACTATAAATGGGCTTG